CAAATCGTCTACTGCTCCTGGTTTATTGAAAATAGTAGAAGGGTCACTGTAAAACGTTTCATCTTTACCAGGAATGCATGCATCGCATTTTAAATTATCAATAAACACATTACGAACATCATCTGTTTCTAACAAATGAGGTGTTGGTGGAAAATCAGGAATTGTTTCGGGAGAAATGATAACTAGTTCAGGGTAAATTTTATACTCTTGCGATAATTCTGTTAAATAATCTAATCCGTAATATTGTTCGTAATGATGAAATGTATCATGCAATACTCTATGTTGAACATCTGTACGAGATTCAATAATCATTCTTTTTTTAGTTTCGTTCAATTCTTTCATGGATTGTTGGTCGTGATAACTCCATTCAATAATTTTAGTGATATCTTGTCCTAAATGTAAATGATTATACCGTAATGTTGGTTTTGCAAATGTAGCAGTAACCATGACAAAAATATCAATTGCGTTGCTGGTATCCGCTAACGTATTGGTAAAAGCATGAATAATATTTTCCGATTTATCTGTACTTCCTCCTTTGTGTACTTCATCAAAATATAAATCGATGTTTCGTTCAAACTTGTATCGAATCGTATTTTTGAAATTTACTTCTTTTGGATTATCCGAATAATTTATTTTATCTTTTAACCATTCTTGACTTATTAAATATATTTTTTTGTTAGTCATTTTATTTTTTTTATTGTCGGAATCTACAATATCATACGAATCAAAATTTGCATAAGTAAACATATCGTTGAATTGAGACAACGTTTCTGTTTTTGCTCCTAAAATGATAACAATATCATTGTTTAATTCTTTGCGAGAGTCAATTAATCCACCAATCATATACGATTTGCCACTTCTTGGAACTGCCCCCCAAATAAATTTGTTGATACCCTCGTGAATATAGGCCTTCGTACAATCCACTATAAATTTTTGATGAAATCGCAAATAAAGACTGTTGGTATGTTTTTTTAGTTGTACTATATCTTCTAGAGTATTATGTAACATATCAAACAATAATTTTTGAAACCATACATTGAGAGAACTTACACCATAAATGTGTTTGAGCAAATTGGGATATTGTCGTTTTGCTTTTTGCAACGCTTTACTTAATGCATCTTCATTGTTGACCATCAATACAATCGACAATTGCCCGTCTTTAAAATAATCTGAATGTTTGTTGGTTAAATCCGATAAGGTATAAATGCTATTTACATCGTAGTGTTCAATACTTGATTTTTCAACACTGTAATATTTATTTTGTATCATAACATATTCTACGGGGTCTACAGAGATGGTTTCTGTTTTTTTGTCGCATGCCCATACAATATCTTCTTTTACACGATTCGAAGATTTGAAAAAAATATCAACTATACCGCCTTCATTTCCTACGTTTATATTCATTTTTAATATATCTTCTTTGGTAAGTTCTTTTGTATTCCGGTTGATAACTTTTTCTAAAGATTCATAAAAGTATTTTTTATCGTAGATACCATCATAATTCATTACTAATAATAACCTGCACAATGCTTCAAACACATGTTGTTTTTTATAATTTGTATCACGAATTGTTGTTTTTTGTGGAAACTTTTCTATAAATTCATAAATACTTAATGTAAATTCAACGTCTTTTTTTTTTCCAACATAATATTTTTGCAGACCTTCCAATAATTCCATATGAGTTAATTTGGAAGAACTAAAATACGTACTTGTAAAATTTCCAAATTGCTCTTCTTCACACTTTTTTACTTGTGTGTCGTATAATTTTTGAATTTCTTTTTTTTGTAAAATTACTTCTTGCAATCTAACACAATCAGTTAGTTGAATTATAATTTTTCCTATTTTTTGTATTTCCATACTTTACGTTATATTTAATTCAATAAACTACAACTTGATTCAGAATATGTCCAACTAACTTAACACGGTCATAAACAATAAAGAACATATGTTAGAAAGTGATTAAACACAACGTTATAGAGAAATAGGTGTATAATTATTCCAACGTAGATGATACTGCAATGAAAAAAATGAAGAACTTAATTATTCTATTCGTGAATTATAATTAATTTACATACAGTTAAATATATCACCTTCACTCATAAGGGCTTGACCTATATCGTTCGCATGTGTAAATGATAACCCTTGTGATTCTTGAATGGTAGTGGATAATTGTTTTGTTTTTTCTTTTTCTAACAGTTTGGTAAGTTGTGTATTTTCCTCTTGTATTTTTGAAGTTGTTGTAAGAAGTTGTTTCATATCTTCTTGCATTTGGTGTATAGAACGACGCATAGAAGATAATTCAGAAGATTGTAAAAGTCTATCATCCCGAAGTTTTTTGTTTTCGGTTTGCAACTCTTGTATTTCTTGAACTATATTCAGTTTACTTAATAGTTGATAAGTTTTATCTTCATTCAACTTATCAACGATTTGTTTTTTAATTTTTTGACTAACATCATCGTTAAAAACATATCCTCCATCTTCTACAAAATTCATTTCTTTATTTGATTTTGAAATCCAATGTCCAATATCAGAATCTTGAAGTTTAAATACGGTTAACATATCTAACACTGATTGTGGCATATAAGGTATGTTTAATATATACTCCGTCGTGACTCTACCACACCAATCTATTTTGATAGAATAACAAGATATGCCCATAATAGTTAAAGTATGAACCACCTCAATATTTAATTGCAGACATACATGAGCATGTACATGTTTCCTTCTATAAATCGTGTACAATTAGTATGATACAACCCTATATTATAATTGTTTTTATTTTGTAAAATAATAGTTTCATTGCGACCTTCTCCCCGCATCTGTTTTATTGTAGCCATTGTATTATATAATATAAACTATCAAAAAAAAATGTTTCAATATTATAAAAATTGATGTTAATTTGTAATTAGAATAGAATACAACATGGATAAAAATGCTCTCTTAAACCAATGTGCAGAACTTGGTATTCAACTTAAAAGTAGATTCACTAAAGCTGAACTATTAGAAAAAATTAAAGAAGCTCAACCAAAAAAAGTAAAACAACCTTTACCAAATTATCTTTTGGAACTTCATACAAAAATTCCCAAAGATGTTATTAGAAAAGTTTGCAAACAGTGTTACGAACTAGGTCATGGAATATCAAGTACATTATGTAAAATAAATATCTTAAAAAAAGATTCTATAAAACAAAAAGTAAAAAACTATTTCTTATCTCAAGATGGTTCTGATGATTCTATTCATTTTGATTTAGTATGTAATCAATTTAGTATTTCATTATCCCAATGCAAAGAAATTTATGGAGAAATTCCGTGGCTAGATTTATTACAACGTCCCAAAAGTATTTCATCTATTGTTGAACAGTTGACCTTTACAAGGTGCGAACAATGCAACCAAAATAAATGTACGATACACCCTGATTCATTAAGAACATGGAAAGATAAAAAAATATGCGACAAATGTTTTTCAGATACTACTTTAGAACGTGAAGAAATGTGGAATTTAATTTCAAACTACAAACCAATACAGTGTTTATTTTGCAACATTAAAAAAGAAAGTAAAGAAGAACGTTTTCAATATGACCACATCAACATGTTTGATAAAGAAGAAAGTATTTGTACTATGGTTTTGGAAGGGTTACCAATAGAACAAATTTATAAAGAAATAGATAAGTGTCAGATACTTTGTGTTTCATGTCATCAACTGATAACTCATATAGAACGTGCATTAGGATTTACACAAGAAAAACGCGCGTTAACACGTAAACTAAATCTAAATGAAATTACAAAAGAAGAACATGAAATACAACTACAGAATTATCAAAAAATGTATAATGAAATTATGTTGCCAATCTATGAATCAATCAAAGAAAAACTTAAATAGGACATTCAATAATTGTTTGACAAAAAGGACAATGAACATCTTCACCTTCAATTTCTATTAAACAATTAAAACACATCTCATGATGGCATTTCGTTTCTATCATATAAGTGATGTGCGCACATTTCAAACATTCTCTTTTTTCTTTTAAAAATTTAACATCAAACACACTACAATTTGTGCACTTACCATTTATAATATAATTATTAGGTTCTTTATAAAAATAAGCTGGAACGGAAGACTTACAATGAAGTACATTCGGACACGGAATTAGTTCGCATTGATTTTGACAATCTGTTTTACAAAAATAATAATTGGATGATTCATGGTTGTTTAAACACCTTGCATAGTTTCTACAGAGTTTCATACATTTACCATCTCCAAAACACATAGATATTCTATTCTGAATTATTTATGTGTTTTTAAATAACGGAATTGATATATTTAAAATTGATTAACAATATAATCCATAGTATTATTAATAATGCATTGGGTATATATATTAAAATGTCAAGACAATTGCTATTATGTTGGTGAAACAAAACGATTATATCGTCGATTTTGGGAACATCATAAAGGAAATGGTGGAATAAATACATCAATCTATATACCAGAAAATATTGTAGCAATTTATAAAGTAGATACGTTATGTAAATTTTTTCAGTATAATCATAATGTCATAAATAAAATTTGTAATATTTATTTTAATCGTAACAATATAATATTAAAAAATTTTAATATAGATGATGATAATTATGATAAATTATTTGCTGAAAATAATATAACAGAATGTTTGATGATTCATACCAAAATTCAAAAGATAAGAGGAGGTAAATATACTCGATTTGATATTGAATATTCAACTCCAATAAATGAATATATAACAAATTTACCTTTATGCAGTTGTGGATTACCTTGTGATATTAAAAAAATGAAGAATATAATTATTTATATTTTAGATGTGCTAAAAAAAATATGTGGTCTACTATGAAAGAAGAGTTTGATATAGATGAACCTTGCACCTATTTTATGAAATATACAAAAGATATTGAATATAAAATATACTATGAACAACAAAAAAAAATAATAAATGAATTAGTTAAAAAATCACTTTGGTTATCTAATTTAATAGGAGGTATATATGAACATTGTGTTGGTGGATGTGGAAAACAATATGATGAAGATAATACTATTCGTTATTCAGGTCGAGCAATTAATTTATGTTTTGATTGTTTTATACATAAACATACTGAACTAACAAACAAATATAGAAAACCTTTATTAACAGGAAAATGTTTGATTTCATTATAACCTTATATACAATAAATGTAGTAGTCATATTGATACTACATTTATTATTTAATTAATTTATTTATGAACTTTCTTATGCATTGCCAAACCTTTCTTGGTAGGAAACGAATGTTTGCAAGTTTCACAAACAAATTTTTGATTTTGTATAGATGCATATTTATCATTCAAATAAAGTGTCAATGAAGGTAATTGTAACTCTTCGAGTTGGGCCAACAACTTTCGCGATGCGTCTTTAATGGTCGCTGTCATCAACTCTTTATTTTTTACAAACAATTGTACTTCTTCATTAATTTTATCCAACACATCCTTACGCATATTAAAACCATTTTCTTGTTCTCCAGAAACAATCGTTTCCAATCTGTTTGAAAGATGGTCAATCACATCAATTGCCATTTTAATTTGGTCTTTGGAAAAATATACTTTATGCAAATAGATAAGAACCTTACCATTATGTATTTCAATATAAAAGTTTGGTCTAGAAACAATTCCTGACAGTTGTGACATCATGATTCCACTACAGTTTTTATTGTTTATGTCTCGCAAGAACTTTTTGATTTCATCCAAATCTACGTTTCGTTCATAATTTTTATTTTCAATCAAAATATCTTCATACCCTTCTCGATGAATCATAAAGTCACCACTTGCAATTTGCGCTGTAGTGTTTTCAACACTTGCCGTTGGAAACATTTCTGTCAATATAGTTTCCAACATATGTTCCGAATACTGTCCTTTGAATTGTGATGAAGCTTTGTATTTATGTAAAAATTCACTCATTTCACTGTACAATCTCTCGTTGGTCGTCTTGTTAACTAACAAATCATCCTTTACAGTTGTTAGTTTATTCGATACTTGCTCTTGATTAGATTGAATCATTTGAAAGATGGGTTGCTGCAACATAGATAGTTTGGAATCAAATGAAGAAAGAAAATCAGATAAATTTGTTTCTGGTTTATTCTGTATCATAAATTGTTGAAAGTCACATTGAATTGTTTTTTGAAGTAACGCTAATTGGTCTTGTATTTTTCTTTGAGTTTCTTCTTGTGTTTTTGGTAGCAAGTTGGTAATCTTATCTACATAAGTCTCACTATGTTTCTGCAAGAGTTGAACAATCTTTTCGGAATGTTCTGAACTGTTCATCGATAGAAGTAGTTTCAAAGTATCCAAAAAAGATTTATTTGTTTCTGTAATCTTACAAAGAACACCTTCTTGCAAAACAGAAAGCTGACCTTTAATGTCCTTGACTTCTTGAAGTAGTTGTCCTTGCAAAGTATTCTGCAACACCTTACTCATATCGTTGCTAATTTTGTCCATGAAATCCAAAAGAACTAGATTCATAGATTCGAAATCTATCGAGGGATTTTTTTTGTAGTAATCATGAATTCTCTTATTGTTAACCGTCATCAAAAACTTCTCTGACATTTTATACTATGTTAATTGAAATGTCTTTATATTGAAAATATTAAAAAGATTAATTAATGATTAATTAATAATATTAAATTATTAAAAAGATTAATTAATAATTAAAAAAATAAACTTAAAATAAAAAAGATTAATTAATAATTAAA